CTACCATACCAACGTCTACAGTAAATGTAGAACCGTCAGAAGCAGTATCAACTTCAATACCTGCGTTTAGTACCATTACACCTTTAGGAACAGCGATGACAGGAACGACATCAGATGCTGCAAGTGCAGAACCTTTGTCTGACAAAGCTGTTGCCCAGTTCAAAGTAGTCTGAACCATGTAAGGATTGCGACCACGCTGTGAATTACCACGTGCGGCTTGGAGAGTGTTATCACCTAGTGCCATTTTTCAATCCCCCTTATACTAAGCAGTACTTGGCATTGATAAGAGCCTCTGGACGGAGAATCTTTCTGCCATACAAATGCATACCACGGACGATATCTGCAAAGCTGTCCGGGTCGCGGTAGGTCTCAGTCTTGTTGATTTGGTCAGCAGTAGCAACCGCTGAAGAATGACCGCCAACAATAATACCAAAGTTAGTGGCTTGAGTAGTAGACGCTGAAGGTCCAGTACCGCCCTGTGGTAGATTGTTAGAAACATGAACTTTAAAGCCATGCAGGTTATTCAAAATCAAACCATTCTGAAGTCCAGAACCACCGAAATCGGAATCAAACAAACGTGAGTCTTCATCCTTTAGTAGTTCAACAAACACTGGGTCAACAACCAACCAACGTCCTTGTGTCTCCACGTTCTGCAGGTCAAGTTGACGAGCCATACGTGCAATCACAGTAAGTGGGTTAGCAGTAGCAGCGGCTGTTGGAACAGCTTCTGAAGCGCGAGGCTTTAGAATGATTGTGTTACCAGCACCACCACCGTTGAAGTCAGATGCATCTAGTTTCATTGAAGAAAGAAGTTCATCTGTACCAGCAGTAGAAACTGCTTTAGTGCCATTGACAGTAGTGTTTACTGTATCTGCACGACCACTGATTGCAGACTGCTTATAGCCTGACAGGTAGCCAAGAACATCTTGGTCAAACTGGTCAGCTAGGCGGTATGCTGCACGGTTGCTTGAGAGAGACTCAAAGTTAACGTGCGAATGTGCTTCCTCAATGTCGTCAACTTTAAAAGCAAAGTAGTTAGCTTTGTCAACGGTGAGGGTGAAATCCTCATCATCAAGGTCTTGCGGGGTAATTGTTGTACCACGCTCGTATGCTTTGACAGTAATCTCAGGTTCTTTAATGATTTTAACTGAATCACCAAAGTTTGCGATTTCTCCAAAGTAGTCATTATTCGTAATTGCATCACAAACAGCGGCCTTGCGGAATGCAAGCTGCACCTGTTTGGAGTAAATTACCGGGCTAAAATTACCATTAGGTAAGTTGTTATAACCCGCTGCTCTTGGAAAAGCCATAATCCATCTCCTATTGTTTTGGATTGTTACAGATGCAAACAGTACAATTCTTGGCAGAGGCTGTCTAACGTAGGGTGTACTTTGTATAAGAGTTGCAACTAATATACTCAGTAGGCCATGTTATTCAGGTAATCTTAAAGATTTTTGTCGTTTGCGGATTGGTATAGTAAGCAAGTAGCTAACCTGCTTACCTTACACATGACTATAGTTATACTTAAAAATAACTGTTTGTCAACTCTTTTTTATCTAGCAGAACCAGATAAATCATAGATGAACTTACCGCTACGAATAGCTTCCATAATTTCATCTGCATGTTTTTCGTACTCATGGGCAGACATCTTTTCTACCTGAGATTCACGTAAGTATGTAGAGGATTCATCTTCCTGTGGTTTATTACGTGTGTTTTTAGCTGTGACAGACTTAGCTGCATCTTTACCAGACTTAGACTTCTTAGCTTCAGCAATGCCCATGTCAGCTTTGTACAAATCAATTGCACGTGCAGCAGACCTAGCGTCATTGTCATTGTCATACAATGCATCTTGCACCCACTTAGGCTGTTCTTCTGCCCAATTGTGAAAGTCATCACTGTCTCTAATATCATCAAAGTCAGGATGCATCTGCATCAATGCTGCTTCAGCCTTCTCTTTAGTAGCAGAAGTTTGCATCTCATCAATTACCTTCATGCGTTCTTCTAGTGCAGTAGATTGCTCTGCTGCCTTCTTCATGGCAATTGTTTCTACAATAGCTGCTACATCAGGGTAGTCTGCTGCCCACTGCTCAATGTCTTCGTCAGACTTAGGCAGTTTCATTTCTTTCTTAGTGGCCTTTTCTAGCTGACTTTTCATTGCCGCTAGTTCAGCCTTAAACTCTTCAGCTTGTTTTTGCTGATGTCGGCGTAGGTCAGAGTAACGCTTCTTAAATGTTTTTTCTTCTGCGCTAGTGGGTTCAGCTTCTTCTGCCTCTACCTCTTCTGCTTCACCTGCGTGTTCTTTCTTGAGTTGTTCTAGTTCTTCTTCGTCACGTTTAGTGCGTTCTTCTTGAGTGTATGGTTTATTTACAAATGCCACTTTAGGCGTAGTCTTCATGTCTTCTGCTAATAGTGTCTCGTTCATTGTCTATTCCTTTGTTGGGGCCGCTGTAGCCACACTGTCGGGTGTGGGGAGTGAGTAGCCAACTAATTGTAAGATTTAAGTAAGCCTCTTACGCAGCTTTCTTTAATGCATTTTTATATTGTCCATGCACTGTGTAAACTTTACCTTCTGTATACACATCATAGCGGTCTTCTGCTGTACCAATGTAAACTGTTGGTGTTACTTGCTCTACATACTCAAGTGATGTTACTTCTACGTTATTAATATAATCACCTAGCACTAAGTCCTCTGTATACTTCCAAAAACCATTAGCAAGTACAGGATGGTCATTAGTAATCTTTAATTCACTATTGACTACATAGTAACCTTCACGCATATGCTTGTGTAGTACTTCTGTTACTATAGTGTTGTCTACAATATCACCGACTTGTACGTTAGTTACAAAGTCTACTGCACCGTTACGTTTTACTTTCATGTCTTCAGTTAGACAGATAACACCCATATCACCGCCGCCGCCTTGACCACCATCTGAACCATAACCACCACCATCGTTACCTACGCTACCTTGACCTTCATCCATGCCAAACCCAACATCAGCAGGTGCTGATGGTGCGGATGGTGTATCTTGAGATATACCACCTGAGTAGTCCTGTCTTCCTGTAGAGGATTGTCTTCCAGTAGGACCAAACCCACCATCAGGAGTACCTGCTATTCCTGCTTCTGCACCCGGACCCGTAGCTGCGCCTTCTCCATTAGGATTAGCACCACGTTCTGTAGCATAGGCTGCATATTTGCCTTTTTGTTTGTCTGTCATTATGGCAACTTCTGCTTTTGATTTAAATCCACCATAATATCCAGATTTAACACCTGCTTTCATGGCATCTATAAACGAATCCATATCTTTAAATCCGGGGTCTACTCCAGTAGTACTGCCTCGAAAATTAACTGTTTGTCCATATGCGTTTACGGGAGTTCCCGTAATAGGACTAATATCTCCTATATTATACCCTATAACTCCCGTTATTTCAGCCCCAATAGCATTTTGTACGGATGCTCTTGCAACAGCTTGTCCTTTGCTCATAGCACCAATACCAGTGGCTTGCATTTCCATTGGAGACATTTTTCCTGAAACATAATCATTCAACTGGTCTGTAGAAAATGCTCCAAAACCTGCGGGTGCTGCTTGACCAAACGCTTCTGAACTAGGCCCAATACCTGATGCAGAGGCAAGTGCGCCTAAAGGATTTCCCATAAGCATACTACCAACTATACCTAGATTAATAGGCCCAGTTCCATAAACACCCAATGCGTCCTGTACACCTGCAATATTATTTGAAAAATCTGTAACAGATGGTCCTATTACATTTCCTTTTGAATCATACGAAACCATACCCTGCGCATTTAAACTGCCCAGAGTAGTGCCGCCATAAGGTTGCGCTTCTGCTGGTGCGCCACTAAAGTAGCCTGTTATACCACTTAAAGCCGATTGTACACCTGCAAGTCCTGTCGAGCGACTTGCTGGTCCTTGAACAGAACCACTAACACCTGTACCGCCCCCCTCATCGCCGCCACCACCGTCATCTTGTTGTTGTCCTACAGTAGTAGTTGGCGTAGTAGTAGGGGCTGTAACACCTGTTGTACCTTCTGCTTCAAATCTGTAACCTTCTGGAATAGGATAAATAGGTTGTCCATTTTTAAATGGTATTTGTCTTACTTGTCCTGCATCATTTACATATCGTCTTAACTCGTCATACTCACCCGGTTTAGTTCCTACTGTCTGTAAAAAAGTAGGTAAGTTAGTTGTCTGTGTTGCTGTTGTATATTGTGTATTTTGAAGTTGTGGTTTAGTAAAACCGGGAATAGTAGGTGCTACATATGGAGTAAATCCTGTGGTGGGGGCATTTGCTGGCGTATTAATAATACCAGTACCCAGCATAGGTGTTGTCCCGCCTAGCTGAAAAGAAAGTTTTGTTTGTTCTTTTACGCTATTACGTTTTTTCATGTTCTTTCAATCTCTACTTCATTCATCATATTTTCTGGAATAGTAGATATATCACCTATGTGCGCACGCTGTCCGTTGTATGTTACATAGCCAGATTGAACTCTAGGGTCTTTCATTCCTTGCGATTGCTGTGGCATAGGCATACCACCCTGCGCCATTCCTACTGCATCATCTTCCATCTCAAGGTCATCAAGTGTAAAAGGTAGATTATCTGGCATAATAGCTTCTTCACTATTGCCCATCTGACCCATGTCTTCCATACGCTGTAAGCCCATCTTAGCTTCTTGGCGCATCTCCATAAGTTTTTCTAGTCCAAAGTAACGCACTACATCTGCAGGAAAAACAAATTCACCCTCACTTAGTTGGGCAGGAATGTCATCACGAACTTCTTCTTGAGTAGAACCCGGTGGTACATCATTACCAGATACAGGGTCAACAGTACCACCCTCATCCATAAGACCACCATCATCGAACATTTCCATTTGTTTTGCGAGTGCCATACCACCATCCTTTAATAAATTATCACTACGTGTTTCAGCAGCTTTAACAGCTTCTTCTAAGGTATCGTGTCTGCTAGTAGGTTTTATAACACCTTCTAACAACATTTTTTTTATTTCATCTTCTGTATACTGTTTGCCTTCATGTATAGAAGGTGCATTTACATAAGCCCCATCACCAAACTTAATAGTAACAGATTTTTCCGAAACACTTTCACCTTCAGGTGTTTTATAAACGTCTTTTCCCGCAGAAGTTTTTTGTTCTGTTTTAGTTCCTACTGTTTCAGCCATCTGCGTTAGCTACGTCCTCACGTAATCGTTTAATCCTACGCAATACATCTATAGCACCCTGTGCTTTGTGTACCGTTACCATATTCTCAGATTGTTCTAGCACCTTATGATGCTGGTCTACCATGCTATCCAGATACTTACTGAAGTGGTCCCATTGGCGGTTGTTGCCCACCAGCGGCTTCAGCTTGTTG